ACAGAGAAGCTAGGAGAGCAGGTTAGAATGGGTGAGTGTGCTATAAGGATAGATGGCTCTGTACGAAGAGCTGAGAGACTGTGAGAACATACTCAGATATTAAGGCAAGGTTAAAACGATTGGGAAGCAAGAGAGAGTTAGGGAAAAGAAGCTAGGTTAATAGGTAGTTATAGGTAGGTTGAGTGAAGTGAATAGGGTTAAGGGGTCTCTATCTCTCTATCGTTATCCCCCAGTGTTTTTAGCGGAACGTTGGGATAGTAGGGAGAGCAACGTAAGAGGTTATTAAGTGTTGCCCTTAAAAGAGAAAAGCCTGATCCCGTGAGGGATCAGGCGAGGGTTGAGTTATTTGGTAGTCATGGCTTTTTGCATGACCTGGTCGAAGGAGCCGAAGAGCTGGTTGAAGGTCTCTTCGAGATCCTCGTCATCTTTGAGTGACTTACGTACATCGTTGAAGGCTTGTGCTACCTCCTTACCTCGAGTGACGACTGCGATTGCCAGGTCGGTCTGGAAGGTGAGAGCATCGGCTGCCTCACCCTTACGACGCCAGTCACGGGCCATAGAGTGAGCACGAGCTGTGACCTCTTCAGCAGCGCTGAAACCGTTGGACACAGAGTTGAACGCTGATGAGACAGACTTGCCGCCAGAGATGACAACGTCGGTGCCTGTATCGCGGACTGCAGTAGTGAACTTACCCATGAGATATACTCCTAGCTAGGGAACTGAGCGACATTGCTCCCTGCACCCAAGGGGTGCCTAGTGACGTAGAAGTTAGAGATACCGGGGGGGTGGTTCTGTTCAGTCAAGCTAGGAGTGTTGAAGAAGTGCTACCCAACATAACTAGCGAAAAATCCCTTATAAAAAATTCCACAATAAAATTCTCCTTAAAGCTGAACCAGTGTCTTAACCCCCTATACGCGTGTGAAGAGAGATAACTCTGGTTACTTATTATTTATAATCACTTAAGGACTACGACTGAGTAAGACTGACGTAGTCAGTCTTACGAAGGTAGTAGTCCGTTAAGAGAGGTTAGATAAATAATAGAAGATAAGTTATAAAACATACTTGACTCTAAGAGACTAGATCCAGTAGAGAGTTATAATCCCCTATAAATTGATTCTTTCTTTTTGGTTTGGATAACGCTATAGATAGCCTCTAGTAACGCTAGAGGGACTACATATGGCGACTAACTTTGCTTCAGCTAAAACTGTTAAAGCATCCTGGGACACTAAGCTAACTCAAGAAGACATTGCGCAGTGTTTGCCTCTGCATTTAAAGAATGCTGCTACTCAAAGCTTAACTGACAAAGTTAACGATATTATCAATGATCCAGAGATTGCTGCTGAAGTTCGTAAGAACTTTATCTCTTACACATCAATCTTAAACGAAGGTAAGTTTAAGATTGAAGACTATTTGAATGCTGTAACGTATGTTACCTTCAAACTTATGGGTCTCAGTAACAAAGACGCATACAAACAGACTTTCCCTCAACGTTGGCAAAGAATGACAGCTAACGGTTATGCAGAGAAAGAGAAGAGTGCAATTGTTGCAATCTATAACAAAGGAAAGCTTGTAAACTTAATCTACGAGCAGACTTTGATTCCTGCTTGGGTCTTAAACCAGCATCTGTATCAACAAGCTATTAATACTCAAGCTGAACTGATGCACTCTGCAAACTCTGAGAAAGTAAGATCAGATGCAGCTGATAGTTTGTTGAACCATCTTAAACGTCCTGAGAAGAAAGAGGTCGATCTTAACATTGGCATTCAGGAAAGTGATGGAATGACCGAACTAAAAGATATGCTGACTTCTTTGGCTCAACATCAGAAGACGTTGATTGAGCAAGGTGTAGAAACGCGTAAAGTGGCTCATCAAGGTTTAGGTGAGGCTATTGACATAACACCTGTAGATGTAACTGATGAACCAAAGTAAATCACATCATAGCATACCAGTTCAAACCACCAAGAAACCTGTGAAAGACTCAATGACGGATACTATGACAAGCAAAGTTGCTGATATTGCTGGATCACTCGACGTGAACTTGTTTGCTCAAAGCAAAGTAAACTCACGTAAAACTGTTTTAGATGAAGCTGCTAAATGCGTTTTGAAAGACAGAAATGCGACCCATGGCAATCCTGAAGACAGCTTTGGACGCACTGCAAAGATGTGGTCTGCTTATCTTGGTTCAGACGTAAGTTCAGCAGATGTCGCTGCCTTGCTGGCTTTGCTGAAGATTGCTCGGATCAAAGAAACGCCTGATCATGCAGATAACTGGGTTGATCTTGCAGGCTATGCAGCTTGTGGAGGCGAACTAGCGTTAAGCTAGGAGAGAGCCATGGATGATCTGTTTGACCTAACTGCGGACGTTGATGAAGCTGAGCTCGATGATCTAAACGATCTTCTAGAGAGCAGAGGCATGAAACGTCAGTCTGTAGATGACTGGCTCAATGACGTTGATTACGCGTCTCTTAACTCTGGTTCATACGTTCCAAGTAACTTTGCACTGCAGTTTATGAACTTCGTAAAGTTGGTGAACGGAGCAGAAGGCGAACAGAACAAAACACCTGTGGTTCATCTAAAGATGTTGGATGAGATTGCAGGAACCAAGAAACAAATTGCTAATCTTTGCCATCGAGGTCTGGGTAAAACCACTTTGATGGCAGAGTATTTATTGCCGTATATTGCTGTCTTTGAAGAGATTGAAGGTTTTGGCAATATAGATGGTATTATCTATGTTTCTGACTCAATGGATAACGGTGTTAAGTCTTTAAGGAAGAACTTAGAGCACAGATACCACAATTCTGAGTTCTTGCAGAAATGGTTGCCTAAAGTTGTGTTTACGGACCCAGCAATTGAGTTCACAAACATTAAAGGCAACAAGACAGGTGTTAAGATGTTTGGTGCAAAGACCGGCATCCGAGGCACAAAGATTTTCGGCAAACGACCTACACTCTGTATCTTAGATGACTTGGTATCAGATGATGATGCAAAGTCTAAAGCTGCAATGAACGCAATCAAAGATACAGTTCATAAAGGCGTTAAAGCGGCTCTACATCCTACACATCGTAAGCTGATCTTTAACGGCACACCGTTTAACAAAAACGACATTCTGTACGAAGCTGTTGAATCTGGAGCTTGGCATGTCAACGTATGGCCTGTCTGTGAAAAGTTTCCGTGTGATAGGAAAGAATTCCATGGTTCCTGGGAAGACAGATTCACGTATGACTTCGTAAAAGAAGAATACGAAAATGCTGTTATGGAAGGCACGCTTAATGCCTTTATGCAGGAATACATGCTTAGGATCACGTCTGATGAAGAACGACTGATCCAAGATGGTGAGATTCAGTGGTACTCACGTAAAGGACTGTTGAAGAACAAAGGTAACTTCAACTTCTACATTACGACAGACTTTGCCACGTCAGCAAAGCAGTCAGCAGACTATTCAGTGATCTCTGTTTGGGCCTACAACAATAATGGAGATTGGTTCTGGGTTGATGGGTTCTGCGAAAAAGCGACCATGGATAAGAGCTTAAATGCCTTGTTTAAACTGGCATCTGCGTATCGACCTCAGTCTGTAGGCGTTGAAATTTCAGGCCAGCAAGGTGCGTTTATTCAATGGATCCAACAAGAAATGATGAACCGAAACATCTGGTTCAACTTGGCTCAAGGCAGCGGCAACAAACCAGGTATTCGACCTGTTGGAGACAAGTTAAGCAGGTTTAATCTGGTTGTACCGTTATTTAAGGCTGGCAAGATATTCTTTCCTCAAGAACTGCAAAAAAGTCAGATCATGGGAGAGTTTATGCAAGAACTTACAATGGCGACAGGTGACGGTTTTAAGTCAAAGCATGATGATTGCATCGACACTGTGTCAATGCTGATGTATCTTAATCCTTGGAAACCATCAGAAGAATCCATGTCTCTAGACGAGAATGGAATGTGGTCAGACGATGACGACGATTCTGAGGACACAACAACTCCCACATCTTCGTATATTGTCTAAGGCAGGACTGTCTAATGAATCTCGGTGAATTATACGCAAAGCTGTCTTACGGAGAGCTGAACAATCTGTACCTTGGCCTTGAAGGCTTTGGGGACATTGAGTTTAAAGACAAGCCTCGGATCATTTCATACGCCAATAGGGCGCTTACGCGATTGTACGGAAGATTCTCGCATAAGAGAAATTATGTTAAAATAACCCTCAATGAAGAC